GTAGTAACTACGTCCCTAATTCCAATGGTTCACCTATTAACCCACAGGCTCCATCTCGAAGCTCGTACACAGCTGGTCAAACAGGATTAGGGTACGCAATTGGTTATTATTTACGGAACAATGGAGGTGGTAGATAATGAAGTACGCTTCGGAACTTATTCGATTTATCTCAAGCATTCCTGTATTAATTGATGGGACAGTACCTATGAATCGTACAGATGAGGATAACCCTTTTGTCTCTCAACTATACACGCCTACGTATTCGTTATCTACTATTTCCAGGCTCGTTCAGAATTTACTGGTTAGTGGTAAAATAGAAGTAGTAGACGCAGAAACGGATGGGACAACAATTGTTCATCGCGCATTTAATAGTAACCTAGCATCTGCATATCCTCGTATGTATCTTTTACTTCGTATCGCTGTTCTTGAATCTTTCTCAATCCTGTACATGATTGACAACGACCCTATTCAACTACAGTACGTTTCGAAGAAAGACATCTCACGGGCACGAGAAAACTTAAATTACCTAGCAGACTTCTTCGGTACTAAGCCTGCTTACTATTCGTTCATCGAAAACATGCGAGACATGAATATCTCTCTAGGTTATTTAGAGAATCAGATCGAAGTTATTATGGACGAGAAAGGAGTTCGCTAATGAGCAAATTTCGACAGCATATTATTAAAGAAGGGGACACATTGCAAGGGATTTCCCAACAGCATTTAGGGGACATGTCACAGTGGCAAGACCTGGCGCGGTTTAATAATCTTCAATATCCTTACTTAGTAGATACAACAGCAGAGAAGATGGAAAACCCAGACCACCTTCTAACTATCGGGGATGTTCTCCTCATTAAGATAGAGAATGATGTACAGTCTAATCTCATTCAACAACTAAAGAGAACAAGCGAATATGACCAGGAGGAATTGTTTGCTTTAGCTCTAGGGAAAGACTTTGACATCCTACCTAAGCCACGAACACTAACAGAACCTAGTAGGGATTCAGAAGTGTTCGAATTAAAGGCCAACAACCGAGGCGGACTTAAAACGATTCGAGGGATCGAGAACTTAAAGCAATCTCTATACGTTCGACTTATCACTCCTAGAGGAAGCTACGTTGGGCACCCTTCTTACGGATCAGACTTACATAAATACCTAGGAATGAAAAATACAGAAGAGAATGCAGCTCTTATCGATTTAGAGATCGAACGTACTTTACGAACAGATGGGCGAGTAACGAACTGTGAAATGCTTTACCGCTCTATCAAAGGGAATGGGTATGAAGCTACGTTTAGTGTAACATCGATCTCCCTAGAGGAAGCTTTTGAATTTTCCATTGCAGCACAAAATAATGGCCCGGTAGTTCTAACTGATAACTACCGAGATTTCAGTGTATAGAAAGCAGGTGAGCTTATGAAATTTAAACGAATGTCCGAAATTTATTCACGACTCCTAGATTATACTATTACCAATACAGACGAGATTAATGACTTCTCGGTAGGTAGTGCCGCTAGAGCGATGTACGAGGCTATCTCGATGGAGTTAGAACAGTACTATGTTCTGAATAGGGAGAACATGACAGAGGCCATTGAGCAGGGCGTATACAGCTCGTTTGGGTTCACACGAAAGAAATCAGTACGAGCTTACGGTGTTGTTCAAGTGTCATTCCATAATGCACTACAAAATGATGTCATTCTATCTCGTGGTTCTCGCTTCCTATCCAGCTCTACAGCATACCCGCAGTTATACGAAACATTAGTGGACTATCGTATTCCTAAAGGATCACTAGTAGCGGATTTCGAAGTATACTGCTTGTCTCCTGGATCGACAGGTAACATCCCAGAGAAGACGTTAGATATGATGCAGTCCCCTATTGCAAACGTAAGTAAAGTGTCTAACCCATCTGCTTTCCAGACAGGACAAGACCAGGAGCCATTAGAGGAACAGAGAGCCCGTTTTAGCGCTTTTATTAAAGCCCTAAGCAAAGCTACTAAACCTGCGATTGAATACGGTACACGGACAGTAGAAGAGGTTGCAGGGGTATACGTGGATGAAGAAACAGGAAGAGTGAACGTATACGCACATGACCGCAATGGAAATCTTCCGGATAGTGTTAAATTAAAGATAGAAATGGTGCTAGAGGATTACCGCGCAGCTGGCATTCCAGTACGTGTTCTTCCTGTAACAAGAAAAGCAGTAGATGTAGACGTAGTTGTTACATTGACAAATAAAAACGCAATCACAGCCGCACTCAAAAGTAGAATCGAACTTGAAATTTCTCGCTACTTAAACAGTATGCAGACTTCCCAAAGTTTAATCCTGTCTGACTTAACCAGTGTGGTACGTTATCTAGACCGACAGCTCATCTACGATGTATCGTTCAATAATCCTAAAGGGAATACGATTCTGCAGGGTTCTGAAATTATTCGAGCAGGTACTGTAAATGTGACACTACAATAGAAAGGAGGCGATCACATGTCATTTTTACGTCACCTGCTTCCTGCCTGGAAGCGAGGGATTGAAGATAAACGAAAAGCTAACGCAGCAATATTAGCAGCTATCGACAGAGAGCTAAAAGATACGGAAAAGGAAACCATTCAGAGTAAACTTCTTATGTCTCTTAACACCTCTGAGGACGAATGGCTAGACCAATATGGAAATCTATTTGGGGTACTACGTAAAGAGGGAGAAGAGGATAGTACATACCGTAACCGTATTATCGCTTATGTACTGTTAAAGCGAGGCACGATCCCGGCCATTAAAGAAGCAATTCAAGCATTCCTGGGTGACTACGGAGACTACATTGAAATTTATGAGCCGTACAAAAACGTATTTACTTTGAATAAGTCGAAGTTAAACGGGCCCGATCACTTTCTAGGGCAGTACTATACGGTTGCTGTTATTGATATTCGTATCTCTCGTCCTTTCCCTGCAGGAATCATAGACATTATTAATGAATTCAAACCAGCCGGGGTTACTTTTCGATTAACGTACAGACCTAACTCCCTTGATCCTGACGCAGAAGTGGTAGAGCTTCCGCCTGCAAATAGTGAAATCTTTCCGTCTATCACACGCCTAACGGTTTCGAACGGTGCAAGTGAACGTATTAGAGGGCATCTAAACCTAACGGCGTCTTCTCGTACCGGAAATGACAGCGGACTATTTACACTTAATAAAAGTAATCTTAACTCGCTAGACCGATTAGCAGGTTCATTATCAGCAGCTAACTCTAATTATAACCTAGCTACTTTTTCTACACAAGACTTACTGTTCTCGGAAGACACGAAAATAGAAGACGTAATGAATAGTAGTGAGGCTGTATCCCCGGACTTCTACACGAAGACAGGTAGGGTAGATGACCAGTATGCTGCCCAGACAGTGTATACGGGCTCTGACAGCTTCTTATACTTCACGATGGATGTTGCGACATACTTTAACCATAGCTATAGCAAATACCTTCGTCAGGCCGCTCCTAGCGGTGTGTATACGAAAGAAACATATGCAGGTTTAATGGATGGCTCCTATGTTCAATACAAGCTTAGTGCAATGCTATCTTCCGAGGTAAACTATGAGGTACAAGCTTTTGATTTGGAGCAAGGACAGTGGATTGACTTACATAACGATTCGGTGGGTGCTCGTTATACTAATAATATCGTATCCATTGACAATGTTGTAAATTATCTATCTGAGAATGGGCTAATGTTTATTCGATTCAAGTTCCCTACCGCAGATCAGGATGTAGAACATACCACTTATCAAGCGCCCGGCTTCACAAGCGAAAATTATGAGCTTGTACTAAGTGGAGGTAACTTTACAGATGCGGAAAGTGAAGAGACTATTAGCGGGAACTACGAGAACGTAGGAGAAGCCTTTGACATTCGATTAGACTTCTTTGAACTAGGATTCAATAAAAATGTAACTCGCAATTTCTCAGAAGGTGCTTACCTGACATCGGTTACAGAAATTACAACAATCGTCGATAAATCAGTAACGTACACAACGTACAGCGGTGTTGAATCTTCTAGCGAGACCTATGAGTTCGTAATAGACGGCGGTACACCTGAAGATCATACGTATACAGAAGTGATTGACGGAAACTATAAGGAGTTCTAATGAGCTCCTTCCTATATGAATGGAGGTAGACCAAATGGCAAGCATTACAAAATATGTAAAAATGCTTATGAGGAAAGGTCTTAAAGCAGATATCAAAACATTAGATGAGGCAGAAATGGGGTTAGCTACCGATACTAAAGAAGTCTTTGTAGGGGCTAACGGTGGTAATGTTCAGTTAGCCAAACAAACAGATGTTGCAACAGCCCTTCAAAACCTAGGCGACCCTTCTGTTTTCGAAGTGACAGGGAGCAGTCTTACAGATAAAACTAGAAACGAGTTT